GGGTGTCGGTGTAAACATGATGCTTTATATGGCCTATGGCATGAATACTAATCGTCGGGCAATGGAAGCACGTTGCCCGTTAGCTAAACCGATGGGCGGATTCTATCTGCCCGACACTCGGCTAGTCTTTCGGGGGGTCGCTGACATTGTTCCTGATCGGGACAGCATATGTCCCGTTGCGCTATGGGCTATCACGCCTAGTTGCCTAAAATCACTGGATAAACTTGAAGGCTATCCAACGCTTTACAATCGGAGAAAGATTAACGGCGGTTGGTTAGTGTATGAAATGAATGACAAAAACTACGTCGGGCCTCCAAGTCAGCACTATTTTGACATGATACAGGAAGGGTATCGGGACTTCGGGCTTGATGATTATTGCCTTCGGGTTGCGGCAAACGAAGCGGGGAAAACAGAAGTCGCATAAACTTTTACCCGGTGTTAGTTCACCGGGTATTTTTTTGCCCGGAATAGAACCCAAACAATTGTTCGTGTTTGATTCCCCGGAGCGCCCGGAGTCGCCCGGCCCGGTTAAATTGCACCGGGTATATTTATTTAAAATAGTTGTTGACCTGGTTGTTAACACATGTTATATAGGTGTTAGCAAAAAGGAGAACGCTATGTTTTTAACAATCGAGAACAATCACACTGGCGAGTTACTTTGCAGCCGCCGTCTAGGGCCATACGAAAAGCTAGACATTGAAGCGTTAGTCTCAAAAGAGATTGACAGGCTATATTGCGGTGAACTTGAGCTAGAATACGCAGACAATGTGCCGAACGGCTGCGCTGAGTATTATGCGCAGATCAGAACACGCAAGCACGATAGCTTATGTGTATGGACAACAGGCGATTTCTTTTACAAGCGGGAGACAGAATAATGAAACACTGGGAAGTAGAACACAACGGCGAGTATTTTCGGCTTCAGTGGAATGAAGCCGCAACTTTTAATCTTCAGACACCTATCGGGGGGCAGTGGGTCGATTACCATTGTTTCACTTGCTACGGTATTGATAGCGATCAGGAAGCACTTGAACACGCAATGGAAGTATTAGAAGAAACAGAAGCGGACGTTTCTTCTTAACAATCGGGCCTGACTCTTCGGGGTCGGGCCTTCGGGATCGGGTCGGGATCAATCGGGATCGGGGTCGGGGTATTATATACCTCGGCCCTTTTTGTATCCGCAGCACCACCACACACACATGCACACATCAAAAGAACAGATGGAGAACAGAACGAAAAGAGAACAGAACAGAAGTAGAACAGAACAGAAAGAGAACGGAATTGCGCGACGCGCGGCGACCAAACCCGAACAATTGTTCGGCTTTTCAACGGTTTGGAAATTGACTGAATGTTTTGAAAACTGACTAATGGTTTGGAAGTTGACCAATGGTAAGTAAATTAACGCATGGTTTTAAAAACTGACTGTTAGTCAGTAATTGTTTGTGAAAATACACGTTTAAAGTGAAATTGACAGAGGCCCCAAAAATAGCTCCATACAAGCCCATCAGACTTTTGCCTATGCGCAGGTCGTGAAATTGCGAGTTGGCAATTGGTCTACTTTTGGTGCATGAAAAACTGGACCGAATCAGTACCAATTCAAGCGTGAAATAGGCGTTTTACGTGGTAAGTAAACCTTACCAATTGACGCAATTAATTGACAAAATACATTGATTTATCTGTTTTTGAGAATAAAATTGACACGCAAAAGTATAGGTTTGACATCACATTGACAATACAAATTGACGGTTTACCGATTCTTGATAAAATCCGCGTACACACACAGAAACAGAGGAATAGAAAATGCCAGTTCAAATCGACATGATGAATACCACAGCACTAAGCACCGCACCCATTCACGCAGTAGGCGTTGAGTGGGAATTGATAGTCCAGAGCGACGTAGCAAGCGTTCAGGCCGCAATGAATGACGCAGGCTTGCAGTTTATTTATGTCAAAACAGATGGATCAGTCTATCCCAACACGCGACCAGACCGCGACGGAAACGTAGGCGGTGAAGGTATTGAGGTAGTTTTCCCGCCTATGGTGATAGACACTGATTTTGTCCAGACGCTTTCCCGTGTGGAAGCTGTCCTAAATACCTTTCAGCCATATGTGAACGCAAAGTGTGGAATGCACGTTCACGTTTCAAATAGCCCTGTAAAAGCTGGGCAGGTTTGTGCATTCAATGCAGCAAGCAAGCGTTTACGCCATGGTCGTTATTTATCCGATATTCAAACAAGCGACGTTTGGTTTGAAGACCCTATTCATTCTCTTTTGGTTTGGGACGTTTGCTGCCGTTATGCCATGAACCAAACCCGCATTAATAATCACTTGGCTAAATCACGTTGGACAGGTTGGCAGCGCAATCGTTCGAATTATGGGCATTACTGCCTGCCATTCAACAAAGTAGGTCACGACGCTTTATTAAACCTTTCCGATCCATCGATAGATGAAACGCGCAATTGTATTCAAGATAATCAGCATAGTGGACGCTATAACGCTGTTAATCTTTCATGCTGGGGACGCAGCACCATTGAATTTAGACAGCACCAAGGCACGTTTGACGCGACCAAAACCGCTCAATGGTGTAGCTTATTACACCAGCTTTTCACATGGTCGCATACAGAGCGTATGGCAGTGTCTGAGGATCGCACCATTGAAACCCCAGAGATGCCATTCAGACGGTCCAGAACGTCCCACAATGGCCTTAATCGTGCTGGTGTACTGTATCGCCTTATCAGACAAGAGGGAGGCATGCAGACCATCGAAATTATGAACGAGCTGGGCTGTAGCGCGGCAAACGTGCGCACCATGATTTCAGAAGCAATCAAGCCGCGCCTAATACGTGAGGGCGCGCGTTCTGGGTTTGACGTTAATGACGTCCTAATCAGACACCAGCAGCAGCATTTTGGCCGTTCCTATGGTGACGGTATTCAGTACAATGGCTATGAAATCTTAAAGACCGTCAACATCACTGGCAGCTATGGTCTGCTTCCCGAAAATCGCATTGGAACGCATGGCATTTTTTCTGGCATCTCAGACAACGACTTTTCATTCTGGGAAGCTCGTACATATCAACTAGGTCATAACCTCAGATCATGGTCATGCTGGGATGGTCTAACGCGCTAAGTATTGCTCGCAGTAGGGACGCCCAGCGCGTCCCTATCACTGGCAATACCGCCAATATTGAGAGGATTACACAATGCAAAACACCAAACCAAATCGCGCACAGCGCCGCGCCGCGCAATCAAACGGCAAGCCCAAATTCAAAGCAACTGGCCGCTTTTTCGTGCGAGACTTAAATTGTTATGCGACTAGGCGCAATTGCACGCCACCAGAGACGCGCCCACAAATTGCCGCGCCTAGTCGCGCAACTCGCTTTGCTGGCATGACATAATGCACGTTCATTTCATTGGCGTTAGAGCGGCGCAATATAGCGCCGCCTGCAAAGTTTGGGGTGATCCTGATTTCGTGCACAAATGGCACGACCATCGCGCATATGGCGATATTGATACCGACACAGATATTGTTGTTATTGGCACCAATGCCACGTTGCACGTAAGCAAATGGACTTGGCAAGATCATGCAGAAAACTAGGCGCGACACGCGCCAATCGGAAACGCCCAGCCTTTGCGCTGGGCTTTTTCGTGCGCAATGCCAAACCCGAACAATTGTTAGCGTTTGCAGGTACCCTGTTGATTTTAAACGGTTTTATCGGGTCTGGTCTGGCCGCGACCCGTCCACCCCTGTATATAAAAACAGTCGGTCACTAGACCTGCACTAAGTTCCCCACGCACGGTTCCCTCAAAAATTTTTTTTATAAAAAAAATAATAATATGCTAAACGCTTGACTCAATCCCATAAACCGGCATACACATGATGTATAGGGGGGCAGTGATGATGGATAATTGGTGGGAAGATTTAGAATTGATGCGTCGATTACTCAGGTATCATCCTGAGTCTGGTATGATTTATTGCCGTGAGCGTTTACCGTGTGATTTTTATGATACTGGCGAGGGCAGTTCGTTTGTGAGTGCTGCTGGTGGCGCTGCGAAGTACAACTTGGAGAATTTGGGTCGTGAGGCGTTTAATTGTCGTGTTAAGACGCGGCGTTCTACGTGTTATTATTTGAATGGCGGCATGTCTTATCGCGGTCATAGTAAGAAGTTGTTTGCGCATCGCGTGGCTTTCTTTTTGTATCACGGTTATTATCCGCAGTTTCCTAATTCTGTGGATCACATTAACAGGGACGGTTGTGATAATAGGATTGTGAATTTGCGTGAGGTTACTCCGCGAGAGCAATCTATGAACACTGGTTTAAGTTCGGCTAATACGTCTGGTGTTAAGGGCGTTAGTTTTTTGAAGGACAAGGGTAAGTGGAGGGCATCGATTAACATTGATGGTCGCAAGACTAACTTGGGTACTTTTGTTGAGTTAAGTGATGCTATAGCGGCTAGGAAGGCGGCAGAGGTTGGCGAAGTGGGGTTTTGATATGATTAACCGTGATGAATATCAGCGTTTGTTGGAAGAGATTGAGCGGTTGAAGGCTGAGAACAAGGAATTGCGTGAGTTTGTGGAAAAGTTTCAACGTAAGACAGCGGGGATGTTTGAATGAAGTGGGAAATTGACGAGGTTACTAAGCACTTGAGCCTTGACGGTCATTATCACATTAGCTTTGACAGGTTAACTGAGGATGATTGGTTCAGGCATTTATCTGAGAAAAGTTGGGTGGATATGCGGGAGATTCTTCCTGCGTTTGTTGCGGCTTATGACGCTGCTGGCATACCGTTAAGTAAGCAATTTTTTGAGCGTCATAAGGTTGCATTTTTTCGTCGTGCGGAAGAGGATTATGAGATTTTGGCTCAGAATTTATGCAATGACAAGGTTCATGGTGGTAAGTTGTTGTGGAGCCTTACTTATGCTTTCCGTGCTTCGGATGCTTGCATTGATGAGATATTGGAAGATCAATATAATTTTCACCCTCATTCTGTTATTTCGGCTATTTATGATGTTGGTGATGCGTACAGCAAGCATGTTGTTAGCCGCGCCATTAGGGTTGTTAGTGATGAGTTGCGGTATCCAACGGACCCTAATTTGTCTATTTTTGAATACCGGGAGCATCATTGGCTTAGAACTCCGAATTGCGGTAGGAAGACGATGGATTTAATTGTGGCTTCGTTGAAAAGTTTAATTGGTAAAAGGATGGAGTTGAGTAATGGCAACGTTTAGAATTAGGTATGGCGGTGATTATGAGTTTGAGGGTCAATCTTTGTCAGAGGTTGTACCTGTAATGTATCGTCGCAAGTGGGCGAATGATTTTCCTTGTCCTGACGAGGGTGGATATATGCGTCGGACTGCGATTGAGATGTGTGAGTGGAACAAGGGGACTTATTATTATGACAGTAGGTCTAGTTTTGCTGACAGCATGGTTAGGAATGGCATGTTGGAGCGTGTTTCGTATATGGATTGATTAATTTGTTGTGATGATTTAGTCTTGTCGTGAGTTTTATTGCTTATGGGGACTATTGTTGCATGTATAATCCTAATGTTCCGTCTAGCAACATGGGCATAGCGCCGATTTCTGGTCAGCCTTCACAGCCTTTGGGACCGGCTCCGATGGTTGGTTCTGCGCCTATGGCTCCGATGGGTCCACCCCCTCCTATGGCACCGCCTATGATGGGTGGTATGCCGTCCCCTCCTATGGCTCCGCCGATTGCTCCGATTACTGAGGGTTTGGGTGGATTTGGTGGTAGCAGTGCTGGTCGTGCTGGCTTTAGTGAGCGCATGCAGCGCATGACTTCTCCGCCAAAGCCGAAGCCTATGCCGCAGTCTTTTATGAATGACGGCATGCATCAGATGCCAGATGGTTCAATGATGTTGGACAGTGACATGCCTCAGCCTGTTCAGCGCATGAATATGGGCGGTGCTGTTTCTAGTCAGGGTTTATCTATGTATCAGCCTCCGATGATGCCGCGTCCTATTGGCATGATGGATGGTGGCATTGTTTCTGGTGGTGTTAAGCCTGTAAAGATGGCGCTTGGCGGATTTATTGGTAATGAGAGTACGCGAGATTACAGCTACACTGATCCGTATGAAGAGTTAGACGATTTATACGATGATATTGGCGGTTATGATCCTAGTGATCCATTTGGTGATGGTGATTCTAGTTATGGCGGGGACGGCGATGATTACAGTGATGTTCCTGTTGTAAATCTTGATCCTGATGATTTCGGTCATTTGGAGCCTGTGTTGATTGGCGATCAACCTCCCCCAGAGCCTGCGTCTGGTGGTGATGATATAACAGACAGGGTTGTAGCTGATTTGATTTACGGTCCTGCTGATCTTACTGTTGGTCCTAACAACGCTAAAGAGGCTTTGGATCAGGCGAGTGCTGAAATTAAGGCTGGTCGTGGTGACGTTGCTGATTTAACTCTTGCTACTTTAGCTAGTAGGATAGGTCGTGGCAGTGATGTTATGCCAGCGCGTCTTTCTGACATTGCTGCTATTTCTCAGGACTTTGCTGTTCCTGCGCCAGAGGACACGACTTTTTCTGATCCTGACGAGATTTTTAATCTTAAAAACCCGATTAGTTTAAACGCGGCTCAAGTTGTTGGCCCTAATTCCCGCACTGATGCTAGTGGCAATTTAATTCCGGGCCGTGTTGATACAAAGGCTGACATTGAGGCTGGCACAGAGGCTGCTAGATTTGAACCTGCTGCCCCTGAAGTTATGAGTTTTGATCCTAGTATTGGTGGTTCTGGTTCCAACCTTATTGGTCTTGGCCCTTCTGCTTCTGAGCTTGGTTTTGACGATTCAATTAAATCTCCAGTTCCTGTCACTACTACGTTAGCGGACGCCGCTACATTTACTCCTACACTTGGCGGTGGTTTTGGGGAACTTGGTGGTCGTGGTCAGCTTTCTGTTGATGAGGATGTTTTTTCTACTCTTGATCCAACACGTAGGCGTCCTGATATGTTGGGCGTTCAGCCTTCTCAGCCTAATTTAGTTAGAGCGGGTAGTTCTGCACGGCGGGGCATTTTAGGACCGAAGGAAGATGTTAATTTAGGCAACGCTATGGCTGCGGCAGAAGCTGTTGATTCTGGAACAAGGCAGAACATTGCTGACTCATTTAACAATCGTTCAATACGTGAGAGTGAGATTGGTGGTCGTGATGATTTAGCTAGGAATCAGATGCTTGGCGGTCTTTTGGAGATGAATACACCTGAAGGTGAAGAGCGAATGAGGGCCGCAGCTAGAAGGGCAGAAATTTTAGGCATGCCTGCGGATCAGCAAGCTGCTGCTACAGGTTATCGTACAACTTCCATTGCAGAAGCAATGGACGCTCCTGCTGGCGATATGAATCCGTTTATCGGCATTACTGATGTTGAGGCCGCAGCTAATGATGCAGGAGCTTTACCCGGCGGCTCTGCCCTTCGCACAGCGAGTGAACAGGAGTTGGAATCATTTAACAAGGCTATGGATGATGCGGTTAGTCCCGGCGGTGGTTTAATATCAGGAACCTCCGGCATGCAGAGTTATCTTGAAAAGTACCCGGATGGTACAGGTGGCACAGAATTTGTAGCCCCTCAAGGAACCAGAAGAAGAAGTGATGGCAGAACGGTTTCAGGTATTGCACCAAGTCCAGCCCCCGCAGTTATAAGCCCTCAAAACACTAAGTATTTGTCGCCTTTTGACATTTCTGAATTAGAAAACGCTGCAAGAGATTATCGTGAGACAGGCGCGGGTAGTTCTGATTTTGACCCTATGGCGGCGCAAGCTACGGCTGAAGCCCTTAAACGCGCTGAAGGTGATGTATCTGCTTTAGATCGTATTGCTGAAGCAAGGATGCCTACGGACGATATGCAGATAGTAGATGACATGCGTTCAGTTCCTCGCAGCAGCCCTGAGTTTGCAGCGCCCGTGGGTGACTTGGCTCAATTTGAACCTCAAGTTAGAGTCGCTTCATCCCAGCCTGCTACTACTGCTGACCCAGATGGCGGTGGTACAGATATTTTTGATTCATATGCGGCTTTAACCAGAAGTATGAAAGCGCCTAACAAGGGCGAGACTAATTTAATTCGCAACGCTATGGCTGGTGCGCGTCACACTGAGGATGGCCCCGGTTATAAGAAAGGCGATTTGGTTGTAGAGGATCGTTTTGCTGACAAGGTTCTTAGCGGCTTTGAAACAGCGTTGAGTTTTCTTTTGCCCGGACCTATGGACTTTAAGGCTATGTCGCAAGAAAACCGCAATAAGGCTTTGCAGGCTTATTATGACACTGGCAAGATTGTTTATGAGGAAGGCAAGCCCGTTGGCTTTGAGGATAAAGAGGGCGGTTTAGTTCGATTGGTTCCGAAGGGCCGGGATGATACAGGTCAAGACGATGATTGCCCACCCGGTTTTCAAAGGGTTAATGGCGTTTGTGTTCCTACAAGTCGAAGCCGTGTTGCTGCTAATCCTGCTACAGCGATTGAGGATGCTATTGCTTCAGCCACGTTGCCTAGCACGTTGCGCCCTGTCGTTCGTGATCTTGTTGAAGATGATGAGGAAGAGGAAACATCTGACGTTGGTGGTTTGACTATTCGGCGTCCTAATTACTTTGCGGGTGGCGGCGCTGTTAGTGACGGCATGGGTTCTGCGATTGATAGCTTTATTTCTGCTATGGGTGGCAGCGTAAAAAAAAAATCTAATGTAGCGCCTGTTGGCATGGCCCGTGGTGGTTATGTTGATATGCGTACCGAAAGTGGTGGCAGTGTTGTTGATGGATTTGGCAATCCTGTAAGAACTCGCGTAAGTACACCGTCCATGAGCGATAATGAAAAGGACGAAAGAAACTTTTCGTATGATCCTTTTCCTGATGATGTTTACGGCAGAGGCGGCAGGGGTGTAGATAACGATCCCGTTGCTCCCAGCAATCCTAACCCTTCAGACTTCACGTTAAGTGGATCAGGATCGTATTTTGAGTCAGAGCCAGAACCCGATAACATAGTAAAGCGTTCTTTGCGTCCACAGCTACGGCCTGCTTCGTTTCTTAATGAAAGTTTTGGTGATAGAAGACAGCGGTTAGCTGGTGGCCCTAATGTTTTTGATGGCGCTGGTCCTTCTTATGATGTTGCGGCAGGGGGAGCAGCAGGTTACGATCCTTATGTTGCTGGTGAGCTTAGATTTGCCCGTGAGCAAACAAGCCCTTTGTCTTACATTTATAACGCTAACACACAGTTGGATAAAGAATTAGATGATCAAGGTCGCAGACCTCTTTTTGGCGGCCTTCTTAGTAAAGAGCGTGTGCCGGGAATTGGAACTGTTCGTTCTGAAATAGGTAGTGGCGGCATTAAAAATGCTTTCTTTTCTTTTTTGGAGCCTATTGCTAAAGCGTTTGATTCATCTAGGGCGTCTGATATGGGTTTAATTCCAAAACAAGACATGTTGGGTGAGGCACTTGGATTGGCGGGTGTAACAACACTTGGCGGTGGAATGTTGAGAAAACCAGTGGTGCAAACATCTACTCCCAAGCCTCTTAATGCTGCGGAACAGATGGCTAAACAAGTTTTAGAACTTAGGGCGCAGGGCAGAGCTAGTGAAGTAACTGAAAATATGATGGCTCAAGCTGATCCACAGTATATGTTTAAAAACACACCGCTTAATATGAGTGAAGCGGCTAGAAAGCAGCGGCTTAAAGAACGTGGTTTTAACGTTGATGAAACTGTATATACTGGTACAGGTGCTGATAATATTCAAAAGTTCTTTGACGAACCTTTTGGTATATTCGCTACCCCTGCACCCGGCCTTGCTGACAGTTATGTTCCTAGAGCGTCAAGATTGGCTGGCAGTAATGATCCTTTAGAAACCGCAGGTTCTGGCTCTATGTATCCACTATATGCAAAAAAAGGAACTGATATTGACGTTAAGGGCAGTAATTATGGAAATTTAGATTTATCTAATGCTCCAGAAGAAATTTTAGATAAATTGCCTGAAGTGCAAAATCCTCAAAGATATGGACCTCTTGATGCTTCTAAATCTGAGTATACTGCAAGTGGTCTAATGCGTAAAATTAGTGGTTCAGACCCTAATTTCACGGGTATAAATTTTAAAAATATTTATGATTATGGGCCTTTTGGCGGTTATGCACAACGTTATGGATATGAAACTGGTGACAGCCCTAGCTTTATAAAGAGGGAAGAAGAAAGAACCTCACCACAAACTGTTGTTGCCAGAGCAAACCCATCTGACTTTAAATCTGTGTTTGCTAGGGCTGATCCAGAGTTTGACCACTTGGCTAACATTTTAGCAGCAAACAAGTCTAAAACTGCTGGTTTAGGTGCTGTTTCTTCAAGCCAAACAATACAAGAAATGATTGACCAATTGAACAAAAAGGCACCTTTGGCAGAGTTTGAAAACCAAAAAGGTCAAATGGTTTCTGGTGGGCTAAGTGGTAGAGAATTAGATTTTGCTTTAAACAACTTAGCACGGAGATTGGGCATTGAACGACCTGACTAACTTTGCGCAATATCTAACTGAGGAAGAGTTAGCGACAGTCGCTCCTATGTTGGAGCGGCTTTCGACGTTAGAAGACCGTGATGATCGTAGCAGCAATTATATGTCGTTTGTTAAGCATGTTTGGCCTCAGTTCATTGAGGGCAGGCACCACAAGATTTACGCGGAAAAACTACAGGCTGTGGCTGACGGCAAGTTAAAGCGGTTAATTATTAACATGCCGCCGCGTCATACGAAGTCTGAGTTCGCCAGTTATTTATTTCCAACGTGGCTTATGGGGCGCAGACCTGACCTAAAGATTATTCAGGCTACGCACACGGCGGAGTTGGCGGTTGGTTTTGGTCGTAAGATTAAAAACTTAATTGATACTGATGAATTTAGGGACGTATTTCCTAAAGTCAGCTTGGCATCTGATGCAAAAGCTAGTGGACGTTGGAGTACCAGCGGCGGTGGTGAATATTATGCGGTTGGTGTGGGCGGCGCTTTGGCTGGTCGTGGCGCTGATTTGGCAATTATTGACGATCCAGTTTCAGAACAGGACGCGCTTAGTACAACTGCGCTAGATAATGTGTATGAGTGGTACACTTCTGGCCCTAGACAGCGGTTACAGCCCGGTGGCGCGATAATTATTGTTATGACGCGGTGGAGTATTCGTGATTTAACTGCAAAAGTTCTGGCAAAACAGAGCGAAAAGGGCGCTGATAAGTGGGAAATTGTTGAATTTCCTGCAATTATGCCTTCTGGCGAGTCACTTTGGCCTGAATATTGGAGTTTGGATGAACTTGAGGGCGTAAAGGCGTCTATTCCTGTAGCAAAATGGAATGCGCAGTACATGCAGAACCCTACTGCTGAAGAGGGTGCGATTATTAAGCGTGAATGGTGGAATATCTGGGAAAAAGAAGACCCACCCGTTTGTTCATACATCATTCAGAGTTACGATACGGCTTTTAGTAAGGGTGATCGTGCTGACTACAGTGCTATTACGACTTGGGGTATATTTCTTGAAGAAAACAGCGATGAAGAACACATTATTTTGTTGGATGCGGTTAAGGGGCGTTGGGAGTTTCCTGAATTAAAGGAACAGGCCAATGATATGTACCATGAGTATGACCCTGACATGGTTTTAATAGAACAAAAGGGTTCTGGTATGCCTTTAACGCAGGAATTACGGCGTATGGGCATACCTGTAACGCCATTTACACCTAGCAGGGGCGCTGATAAGTTTACGCGCATGCACTCTTGCGCACCTGTGTTTGAGAGCGGCATTGTTTGGTGTCCTGACACTAATTTTGCTGATGAGGTTATGGAAGAATGCGCTGCATTTCCCAATGGTGAACATGATGACTTGGCGGATTCGATGACACAGGCTATACTGCGTTTTAGGCAGGGTGGTTTTATCGTGACCAAAACTGACTATAATGATGAAGATGAATACAGATACAGCAAACGCAGAGAATATTATTAGGAGACATAGAATGCCCAAAGTAGGTGATAAGCATTACAGCTATGATGCCAAAGGAATTGCTATGGCTAAGAATGCAGCCAAAGCGTCTGGTAAGCCGTTAAAAATGAAGTACGGTGGCAGTGTTAAGAAAATGATGGGCGGTGGTAGCGTTGAAGTTGATGGCGTTATGCAGGAACATTATGCACAGCCTATGGACGCTTCTATGGCTGATGAGAACTCAGGTTTTTCCCGTGGCGGTGGCGCGGCACTTCGCGGCACAAAATTTCGTGGTGTAAAATAATGCCTAAGATAACAATCGACGTTGATATTCCTTACAAGGACTATTTTCTTCAGCCGGACGAATCAGTTGTGATTGAAGATGTAGAAGGCGAAGACGTTGTAAAAGAAGTTGCGATTACCTGCCCGACTTGTGGCGCGGTAATGGCTGAAGAGGTTGAGGCAGATTAGGTTGGCGTTCCGCGCACCTCCCAACGGGTTACGTCAGCGGCTCCCAGTTTCTGTCCTTTCACTGGTAGAGCTTTTCTGCCTCAACGCTACAATAGGAAAGTAATATGGCTTTTATAGATCGTGATTCTGGTCCGGGTGGTGTTCCTGAAATGCCTATTTTGCCCGAAGAAAACGTTTTGGCAGACATTCCTGAATTGCCGCCAGAACCCGGTGTATTTGAGTTTGATGACGGCAGTGCTGTAGTTGGTGATTATGACGATGGAATGGGTATTGCACCAGAGGTTCCTTTTGATGGTAATTTGGCTGATGTTGTTGATCCTGCCATTCTTGGGCGCATTGTTTCTGACTTGGTTGGCCTTATTGATGATGACTTGGCGTCCCGCGAAGATTGGGAAGACACGTACAAGCAGGGGCTAGAATTTCTAGGCATGAAGACTGAAGAGCGCACAGAGCCTTTTGAGGGTTCGTCAGGCGTTGTTCATCCATTGTTGGCAGAAAGTGTTACGCAGTTTCAAGCGCAGGCGTATCGTGAGCTTTTGCCTGCAAATGGTCCTGTTAGAACGCAGGTTATTGGTGCGCAGAGCGAAATGCTTGTTAAGCAGGCAGAGCGTGTCAAAGATTATATGAATTACCAGATCACGTATGAAATGGAAGAATACGATCCTGAATTGGATCAAATGCTGTTTTATTTACCTGTGATTGGATCGACCTTTAAGAAGGTTTACCGTGATCCGCTAAAGCAACGCGCTGTTAGTAACTTTATTCATGCAGAAGATTTAATTGTGCCATATGGCGCTACTGACTTGGCAACTTCGCCCCGCATTACGCACCGTATTACGATGGATTCTAACGAGGTTAGAAAGCTGCAGCTTGCGGGTTTTTACAGCGACATAGATATTCCGACTGATGGTGCATCCGATGACCAGATGAGTGAGGTTACGGAGTCAATCAACGATATACAGGGCGTACACCCTTCTAATTCTTCTACAGATTTAACTCTTTATGAGGTCCACACTGATTTGGACCTTGAGGGCTTTGAAGACATTGGAATGGACGGTGAGCCTACAGGCTTAAAGCTACCGTACATTGTGACCATTTTGGAAGATACGAATGAAATTCTTTCTATTCGTCGCAACTATCCAGAAGATGACCCTATGAAACGTGCGCAAAAATACTTTGTGCATTACAAGTTTTTGCCGGGTTTGGGTTTTTATGGCTTGGGCTTGACGCATATGATTGGCGGCTTGGCTATGGCTTCAACATCGATCCTGCGTCAGCTTATTGATGCTGGCACGTTGGCTAACCTTCCAGCGGGTTTTAAGGCCCGTGGAGCGCGTATTCGTGACGAGGATAGTCCACTACAGCCCGGAGAGTTTCGTGATATTGATGTAGTGGGACAAACGCTGCAGGCGTCTTTGATGCCATTGCCGTTCAAAGAGCCTTCTGGCACGTTGTATAACCTTTTGGGTACGCTGGTGGATGCTGGTCGCAGGTTTGCATCTATGGCTGACATGAAGGTTGGTGAGATGAGCGGTGAAACGCCTGTTGGCACCACTATGGCGATTATGGAGCGTGGCACTAAAGTTATGTCCGCTATTCATAAGCGGTTGCATTATTCGCAAAAGATAGAATTTAAACTTTTGTCGAAGATATTTGCGCAAGACTTACAGCCGTATCCTTATATGGTTTCTCAGCAAGTTGGCCCTGAAGTAAAAGCACAAGACTTTGATGAGCGTGTTGATGTTTTGCCTGTTTCAGACCCGAACATTTTTTCCATGTCGCAGCGCATTGCTTTGGCGCAAAGCGAATTACAGTTGGTGCAGTCTAATCCAGAAATACACGGCGGTCCTATGGGGCTGTATCAGGCGTATCGCAAAATGTATGAGGCTTTGGGCGTTACTAACATTGACGCTATTTTGCCCCCACCGCCACCGCCACCACCGCCTGCTAATGCTGCTAAAGAAAACCAGAATGCGCTTATGGGCGTTCCACTGCAGGCATTC